AGAGCAGCCGCAATTGCAGCAGCAAAGCTGTTAGCCAAGAAAGGTGCTTCCAAAGCAATACAAGGGGGTAAAGTAGCGAATAAACTACCTCGTACAGCCTCTCAAAGACCCGTAACTGGCAGAGCCACTTCTACTGCTAACAGACAGAAATCAGATAGTCTGGACAAGGTAATCAAACAGCTTGAAAGGGGTGAAATAAAGCCAAGGAAAGTACCTAGAGGCCAAAGAAAGGTTACTGAGAAGCACATGGAAAATAAGCTAAACTATAGATTCAGGTATGGTAAAGACAGATGGAAATAACCAAGTGACTGACAAACAATCAAGATTCATTGAATTCTACAGCAGAACTGGCAATGCTACTAGGGCTGCTATTTTTGCGGGGTATTCAGAGAAGACCGCAGAGCAGAAAGGATATGAACTCAAGAAACTACTCAGAGGACCAATACAGGAAGAGGTACTCAAACATATTGGGGATTGTCTACCTGTTGCCCTACATCACCTCACTGATCTCGCAGAAAATGCGGAATCTGAATCAGTCAGGTTGGGCGCGGTTAAAGACCTTCTGGACAGAGGTGGTCTTAAACCCGTTGAAAGGGTTGAAACAACCTCAGTCGAAAGAATGAGCGAAGAAGAAATACAACGAGAACTAGATGCGCTCCGTAGACAAGCTCACTAAGGCGCAAAGAGAACTAACACTAGAACGAGAGTTAAGGCAGCGGGAACGATACACAAGGGTCGAATCTTATGACCCGTACCCCTACCAACTCAAGTTCCATGAAAGCGGTGCAGGGGCTAATCAAAGGCTCCTCATGGCTGCTAACCGTATAGGTAAGTCCTTCTGTGGGAGTATGGAGTTATCCTATCATCTGACAGGTATGTATCCCAAATGGTGGAAAGGGAGAGAATACCGTCAACCTATAGTCGCATGGGCCGGTGGGGTATCCAATGAGACTACTAGAGATATCGTACAATTTGAACTATTGGGTTCCCCTGATGACCCAGAAGCGTTTGGTTCCGGTACTATACCGAAAAACTATATAGTAAAAACTGAACGTAAACCTGGAGTCCCTAACGCCAAATCGGTCGCTTTGATTAAGCATGTTAGTGGGGGGAACTCTTCTTTATTCTTCAAAGCCTATGAGCAGGGTGTGGAGAAGTGGCAGGGTAGAAGTGTGGACTGTATCTGGCTGGACGAGGAACCAAGCAGAGATATCTATTCACAGGCTGTAACTAGAACTCTGGACAGGAAAGGCATGGTCTACATGACCTTTACACCAGAAGCGGGTATGACTGAAACAGTAGCATCTTTCATGAATAACCTGAAACCCGGACAGGCTTTAATCAATGCGACATGGGATGACGCATCTGAGAAGATAAGGACCGAAAGCGGTAATCCGGGGCATCTAAATGAANTAGTAATGGAGCAGATACTGTCTTCCTATTCACCTCATGAGNGAGAGATGAGGCGATACGGTAGACCATCTATAGGCTCTGGTCTGATCTTCCCGATAATGGAAGAGAAGATAATGACCGATCCTGTTCAACTTGAGGATCACTGGCCTAGAATAGCAGCAATAGACTTTGGATGGGATCATCCGACAGCAATAGTTTGGGGTGCTATTGATCGTGATGAGGATGTATTTTATGTCTATGATTGTTATCGAATGTCAAAAGCGTCACCCGCGGTTCATGCTCAAGCTATACGGGGCAGACCTAAGTTTATCCCCATTGCTTATCCCCATGACGGCAATAGACGAGATTCTATGGGTAATCCCGGCTTGGCTGACCAGTATCGTACTCTAGGCTGTAACGTACTATTAGACCATTTTACCAACCCTCCAGCATTAGGGCAGAACAAAGGTGGTAATAGTATAGAAGAAGGTCTGATGGCAATGATACAGGCTATGGAGAATGATAAGTTTAAAGTCTTCAGCACCTTATCTGACTGGTGGGAAGAATTTAGGATGTACCACAGGAAAGGTGGCAAGGTCGTACCTTTACGAGATGATCTAATGTCAGCCACAAGGTATGCATTCCAATCACAAAGATTCGCAATATCCGGTGAAGACCCGGCTTGGACAAAGGATTTAGAATACAAAAACTATGGCATCATCTAAAAAAATAACAGAAGAAGACTTAATATCTAGAATAAGGGGTGAAATTACCACCTCTTTGGGGTATATGGGGGATACTATCTCCAAACAGCGAGAGTTAGCTATGAAGTATTACTATGGCTTGCCTTTCGGTAATGAAGTAGAAGGTAGGAGTCAGTACGTTGATTCTACTGTTCAGGACACCATTGAATGGATTAAGCCCTCCTTGATGCGAGTATTTGCCTCCGGGGATGAAATGGTAAAATTTAGTCCTCATGGTCCCGAAGATGTAGAAATGGCGAAACAGGCCACCGACTATGTAAATTACGTTTTTGCAAAAGATAATCCCGGTTGGGAAATTATGTACTCTTGGTTTACTGATGCCTTGTTATCCAAGAATGGTATTGTAAAGGTATGGTGGGATGAGTATGAGGACTGGAATAGAGAAGAGTACAATGGCTTAGAAGAGATGCAGTTCGAGACTTTAATTATGTCTCCGAGTGTAGAAGTCATAGAACACACTTCCTATCCTGATCCACAGTACAATGCGATGGATGAGACTACCTCTGTAGAGATGATGCCCGGAGCAGAAGTACCACAGATACATGATGTTGTAATTAAACGTAATAGCTATACTGGTAAAATAAGGGTAGAGAATGTACCACCATCAGAATTCCTTATTGCTAGAGAATCTAAGACTATACAGGATTCTAGGTTTGTATGTCATCGAGTTCTTAAAACTCTATCAGAGTTACGGGAGATGTACCCTGACGAGAACCTTGATCCGGAAGATTTAGGTGGTGGTGATGATGGGTTAGCCTCTTACGATACTGAACGACTTGAACGGTATATGTTTGATAAGTCTGCAAAGTATTGGGAAGGTTGGGGTGACTCAGGAGAGGATGAAGATGGGTTAAGAACCTATTGGCTACATGAGTCCTTTCTCAGAACAGACTTTGATAATGATGGTATTACAGAACTCAGGAAGGTATGTAGTGTTGGTGACAAGGTACTTCAGAATGATGCAGTAGATTCGATACCTTTTATATCCCTTTCTCCCATAAAGATACCACATAAGTTCTTTGGCTTATCAGTCGCAGACCTTGTGATGGACCTTCAGTTAATGAAGTCCACATTAATGCGTAATCTTATGGATAATATGTACAACCAGAACTATGGACGTTACGCCGTACTGGAGGGACAAGCAAACTTGGATGACTTGCTTACCCAGCGTCCGGGCGGTGTAGTCAGGGTTAAATCACCCAATGCCGTCACACCTCTTGCCACACCCTCTTTAGAACCTTATTCCTTNCAGATGCTTGAGTATCTTGATAGNATAAGAGAATCCAGAGCAGGTGTATCCAAGATGTCTCAGGGNATGAATGAGAATGCATTAACCTCTCATACGACTGCTACTGCCGTNAACGCTGTAATGTCGGCAGCACAGAGTCGTGTAGAGTTGATTGCAAGAAACTTTGCAGAGACAGGTGTGAAGGAACTGATGTACAGGATATACGAACTACTCCTGAAGAATCAGGATAAAGAGCGTGTAATCATGTTAAGGAACAACTGGGTTCCCGTACGTCCTGACGCATGGAGTGACAAGTACGACTGTACTGTAAGTGTAGCTTTAGGTAATGGCAATAAAGACCAACAATTAGCCCATCTGTCGGCTATTATGCAGTTTGCATCTGAAGCAATGAAAGGTGGCCTTCCTATTGCTAACCCACAGAATATGTATAACATTGGCGCAGCTATGGTCAAGAACATGGGATTCCAGAATGTACAGGACTTCCTGACTGACCCGTCTACTCTGCCGCCACCAGAACCACCCGGACCTACTCCGGAACAACAGATTGAGCAGCAGGAAATGCAACTAAAACAGCAGGAACTGCAAATCAAAGCTGCGGATGTACAGCTTAAACAGCAGAAGATTGAGCAAGAGGCTCAGAAGAATGCAGTTGATGCACAACTCAAAATGGAAGAATTAAAACTGGAACGTGAACAAAAACGTGCCGTAGCTATAGGACCAACATGACACCAGAAGAACGAGAACGTAAAGCACAAAATTTAATTAATGACCCCTTACTGAACGAGTCATTTGATGTACTAAGAGAAGATTTAATGAACCGCTGGACACACAGTGGTTCGACAGATTTGGAAGCTAGAGAATCTATCTGGCTTGCAATAAGACTGCTTGAAAGAATTCATGGTCATATAAAGTCCATAGTTGAAACTGGACACATGGCTAAGATTCTAGACAAGCAACACCCATATATCTGATAGAGGAATTTAACCATGGCGGATACGCAAGATGCCCCGCAAGCACCGGCTGGAGTACAGCCAACACCCGCGCTAGGTGGCAGTGTTGCCGAAGCGCAAGAAGCATTACTCGGCCTACTCGAACCTGAAGAGGAGAAACGAAAAGCTGAGGAAGCTGCCCCGACTGAAGATGTAGAGTCCACAGAGGAAACTCAAGACGAATCATTGGATGAGGAACCCGCAGAGGAAGAAGAAGCTGAACCCGAAGAGGAGGAGGCTGAAGAAGAATCTGAGGAACCTGAAGAAGAGGAGCAACCCAAAGAGGAACTATACAAAGTTCGCATTGATGGCGAAGATGTGGAAGTTACCCTTGATGAGTTGTCTAAAGGATATTCTCGACAACAGGATTACACCAAAAAAACTCAAGAGATAGCTGAATACCGAAAGCACTATGAAATTGCCATAAGTCAATACGGTAATGAAATTGCAGAGATTCAAGCTAATCGACAACAGTACGTTGATGCTTTAGCAAATATGGTACAGATGGAGTATGGTCAGTTACAACAATACCAAAATGTTGATTGGGAACGATTGAGAGAAGAAGATCAGGATCAATACCTGTTAAAACGGGAAGAGTATCGTGATGTCGAAAATCGTATGCAGCAAACTCAGGCCAATATACAGGAAGAGACTGCGAAACAACAACAAGAGTATCAAGCTAACTTCC